GAAGGTTGGGACAAGGTATTCGCCCAACCAGAAAAGCAAGAGTATCAACAACCAGACCTGTCGTTCTTCCCCGAGATGGAAGAAGACTGGCCGTTAACTTAAAGAATCTAAGGTGTTTTGTGATGAATATCAGAAACTTGAATATTTGCGTGAAAATAATTTCTTAAGAGCTAAGCCACATGTCACGTGGGCTAGAGGAGCGCGTGTCGCTATGTTACCACAACTGCGATTTGACACGATTCCGCGGTATGGTGACTATTACTACACCCTCCTTCTCCAGTTCCCCATGTGCATTTTTTAAGTAAGCATAGCTGCGTCTTTAACACGGTTAGCTACATCGGCAAGCTAGATTTCTAGATTATTTTTGTGATTTGTATCAGATTTTTAAGGGCTTGTGTGATCAGAAACCTAGATTAGCTTGGTTTGGTAAGAGATGCGTTAACCTGTTTAAGAAATGTTTTATCGCCAGTTATGCTCAAGTAAAAGCACAAGAAAAAGAACCAGGAGAATCCATGCAAAACTTTCGTTCAAAGACTACATATCAATTTGTTGTTGACCTAGAAGAAGAGAAGCTAGCCACAGCCAAAACCGTGGAAGACATGAACGATATTCTTATTCCCTTTAGAACGTTGAGAGACGCAATTTACCAGCGAGAGTGGGAGTCATTGAATACTGAGAGCCACACTCATGGAGTGTAGTTGACCACATAAAAACTAATTATATTTGTACTGCAAAAACTACTGTATTAATATACAGTAAAATGTCGGTTAGGAGGCTAAATGTCTGAACTACATCAGAAAGCAGAGGAATTTGTTTTGTGTGCGCTCGCAGACGATACATATGGCGATAGTGACCAAAGCAATGAGGTAGGGCTCTTTTTGTTGCAGCTGATTCTCAGACATAAAAAAGGGCAGCTAAGAGCTGCCAGATGGATGAGTTGGGTGTTAAAACAATGCCAATTGTTGTTTCAGGTGATCGCGATTGTCAGGAGATAACGCCTTTATAAGGCACGTTGCTAAATCACTGGTCGTTTGGGAAGAGGGGCTAAGCGTGTGGCTGAAAAATAAAGACATTACAAATTGATGTTCACACGCTGGGTTCTTACATTCGCAATACAGATCAGCACAATCATTGGAAAGGCGGTTTGTCTTCTTTATTACCGCCCGTTCTCCACAGCCACAGTAAACTCGACTACCAAACATTGAAGGATTACTCGCCGCACCAATTCCTAAATGAAGCTTTGAGGGCTTTAAAGAATGTTTATACCCGATGGCACTAACGAACGTATGGCCGCAATTGGGGTTTGAACATGAACAGGATAATTCCGCGCAATTGGTATTCGCAGCGTTGCTTCTGCTAACAATCGCGCGTTCACCGCACTGGCAATAAACTCGCATACACTGACCTAACTTTCTGACTGACTTGCCAATATTAAAATGCACGCTGTATTTATGTACAGTAAAATAATCAATAAAGGACGTTGGAATTGTTTATTGAAAATTATTCCGGACATTAAGATTGTTGTGCATGGCAAACCTGATATGAAATGCTTTTGTGATATTTGTCACTAGATAATTTATATACATTCTACTAATGTAAGGGTCTAAGGGACATGATTTGAAATGTAAATCAAGAAGCGAAAAACTCCAGTTTGGTTGACAAAAAATAGCCAATATGGATAATTTGTCGCCTCTATTCGTATCGTGCTATACGGCATTTGACTGGCGTAAAGCACCTCTGCAATTGATTTAAGGCAAACCTTATAAGGAGAGCCAAATGAAAGAACAAATCAAAATGGAACAGGAACTCCTTGAACGAGCTTCATCACGCTCTCCTGATGATTTGGTTTGTGAATTTAAAACAGGTATGACCCAAGATGAAGTGATGGAGATGATACTGAAAACTCAAAGTATCGCTAAGAGTTTGAAAGAGAGTGCTCTCCATGAACCTTTGACTTTTACAGTAAAGGAAATCAAGGTTAGACCAAACGCTATTCAACAGGCTATGTATTCGCAACTACGCCTATGGATGCACCTTTTGCGGTACTATATGACACAAGCAGTATTTTTAGTGGCCATGTAGGAAGTGTGCAGGGATGTACAGACATAGATGGGTTTAATGAAGTTATAGTGTCAAACCCGAAGCCGCCAGTTAATTAGCGCACAATCAATTTGAAGACCCTCTGTAGATAACAGAGGGTTTTCTTGCATTTAAGGGGTAAGGATGCCTGCGAAAGTTTGCTGCCATAAAAAGTTTTTTTTCGGAAATACAAACACTAACGAGTTCATGGATTATGAGTTTATAGAGGGGCAAGATCTTCAAGATTTCGCTCTATTTATAACTTCTGTTCTTAACGGTCAGTCTCTTCATGGAAGAAATAAACCTAGCTGGACAACTCCTGAAGGTAAAGTGATTGCTACATATCAAAAAGCTAATATTTGGCATTATCACTCTGGTCCCCATCGTTTAGAACTTCCAACACAAACACCAAATATCCGAGTTATTAACGAAGGACGCTTTGGTACACCTGCAGTTATTCACTATACCTGGGCTTCAGAAGATGTGCTTGTGATTTTGGCGTACAGTCCTCGACATAATCCATTTCCTCTTCCATCGGATAAACATAATGTGCTCCGCACCCGATTACCTACAGTTATTGGAGGGTTACCTAGTGATGCTGTAGTAGACTTACAAGGCGAAGCAGTTGCAACATCACTTCTTGAAGCTTTTAAGAGCAAGTCGAACAAACCAAAATCATAAGTTGCCTACGGCGTATAAACCGTCAATACATCAAACTTCAAATGAAGATGTTTAGGTACCTCGGGGTCTGAGTTCACTTCATCCATAATCAGTTCACACACAGGAATGATCTCATCCTTGGCGTATTCACTGCCTATCTTCGTTGGGTCGCCTAAACTGGTCGTGCCCTGCGGAATAATGCCAGCTTTACCCACTGGGAAGCGGTGGCCGACGAGAATGTCCTGCGCGGTAATATTTTTGATGCGCTCAAATTCATCTTTCGTGGCGATATCACCGACCGGAATCAATTGAATCCCTTTCTCTTTTCCATTCGGAATGTTCACAAACATACTGCGGAAGTTACCCACACCCTTAGAGCTGGCGATCTTCTCCTTCAACATCTCTTCATCATCTTCACTAAGGTTTGGCTCCGTTGCATAGAAGATAAAACCCATGTGTGCGCCGTTCTTGTAGTAGCGACGGCGGAACAAGGTGGCGTCTTTATTCAACAAGCTGCTTTGAATGCTGCCAAGATAATCCGCCAAACCGTAGATTTGCTGCTGCGGGTCGTACTGAGGCAAGAAAATAACATCTTCCTTGCGATATTCACGTTGCTGGTTGTCGCGTTCCAGAATGACGAAATTGCCGTTTTTGCGTCGGCGCAGGTACATGCCAGGTAATGGATGCAAGCGAACTACACGTTTGAAACCATCGCGGATTTTAAGAAAGGCAGCATCGCCAAAGGTGAAGTAATCACGGCAAAAAGCTTGAATATGTCGGCGGCGGGTCGCGCCTCCTTTTTGGAATCGTCCGGCTACATAATTAGCTCGAGCTATCAACAGTGAACCATGATAGGCGTTGGCACGAGCGATATTTGCTAAGCCACTGCGTGAAATCGGTGGCTCCCAATAGTTATCGGCATCGTTGTAAAACAAATCTGAATAGGTGGTCATCCAACTGTTTGAGTCGATGGCCTCTGGTGATGAGTCGATATGATAGACCGACTCTGGCGCGTGTTCTTCTTGTTTGACTAAAGTGTTTATTTGCTCGGTCATGCTGCAGTGGCCCAGGTTGATTTAGTTGGTGTTGAGTGATCTAACGGTTCGTTAGCGACGGCGTGAGAAATCGCCCAGAATGCATCGGCGTGTCCGGTCGTTTCACTGCGTTCTGCTTTAAAGGTCATAGCGTTACCGCTGGCAGTTGGTACGCGCTTAATCGCCATAAACGCCATGGCAATGTCTTTGTGTTCGGCATCGAACTGCAGGCGTCCGGCTTCTACTACATCAATCATCTTCATTACCAGACGGTTCTTGCTTTCGTTGCTGTAGTGGATGGCGTGAGCTTCACGTGGGTATTTCTTAGAAATTAAGTCCCAAACACCGCCACCAATACCCGTGGTGTCGACGCCGATGTAAGTCACTTTGTAGCGCTGAAAGACTTTGTCTATTTCCGCTACGTGATATTGGAAGTTCAGCCTTTCCAATAGTGCTTTTCTAATACACGGAAACGTTCACCCGCGACGACAGGCGGAGCGACAACAACCAAACAGGCATTGTCTCGGGTTCGGCTTGGGTCGTAACCCAACCAAACTTCCCGGTTGGCAAAAGGACGTTTGTTATTTGGCTTGAAGTCCTGCCAGTGAGCGTCATCCACCATGCCTTTTTCGAGGTCTGAGAACTTGAAGACAGACAGCGAACCATCGACAAACACACACATAAACAGGTTTTTGAAGTCATCATCACTGTATTCGTCGCGCAGTTCGTCAATGTCGAATAGGTCACAACCACCGTTTGCCGCATCTTCAATGGTGACAACATAACGCCACTGTTTGTCGGGGCAGAGTCGCCCGCTGTCTCGAAATTCATCAAAGGTCGGGAATTCGACATGGGCACGAGAGTCTTTACCTTTCCGCCACTGGTCTCCAGTCCAGAACGGATAAGCCTGGTGCATCTTAGACGATGGCGTAGAAAAGTAGGTTTTGCGCCACTTCTTATGCGTTGCCATTGCCGAAGCAAGTTTGTTCAGCTCGTCGAACTTAGGGATCCAGAAATATTCATCGACATAAACGTGGCCGTGGTAACTCTGCGCGGTTTTGCTGTTCGTGGACAAAAAGCGCAGTTCGGCACCATTGGAAAGAATAATCGGGTTGCCGGTTAACTCGATGTCTAAGAACTCTTTACCAATCGCAATGATATAGCTGCGGAAAACTTCAGCCTGTGCGCGCGAAGCAGAAAGAAAAATTTGGTTGTCACCAGTAAGAATCGCATCTTCTAAGGCTTCACCACTGAAATAGTAGGTAGCGCCTATCTGGCGAGACTTCAGAATATTACGAATACGCTGTTTGATATTGTTACGCATCGTGTGCTGGTATTCGAACAGGGATTCGTGCCAGCCCTTAAAGTCATCTTCTGTTAGGTGCTCAATGCTGTTCTTCTTACGGCTCCTTTTACGGTTGCCGTTACTGCTGCTTTGCTTTGATGAGTCACCATCACTTTTTGGTGAGCTGCCTTGCGAAAGGTGTCGCTCTGCTTTGGCTTTTGCATCAGCGTGAGCTTTTAACAGCTTAACGTGGTGTTCGACTAGCTTGTCCATTTCCTTGAGCTGCTGATCGGTTTTCTCATCCTTATCTATCAGCACCGCTAAACGGCGGTTAATCATCTGCTCTACAGACAATTCATCCAACAACAACGCCCAGCCGAATTTCTCCGCCCAGGTATAAATGATGCGCTCGCTATTGAGGTTCAGCTGCGCTGCAATTTCTTTCGGAGGAACACCGCGTAAATAGAGCTTTTTCGCGGCTTCTCTTATTTCATCTGAATATGCCATAGCTGCATCATACGCGCCGAAAACTCGCAAATGACTAACTGAAATTCGGATTAATTCGGATTTTGGCTAAATCCGAATTCTTAGGAAATGAAGTGGCTGAAAGCAGTCATTCAAAGGCGTATTTTTTGCCGTGACCAAGATTCATTTGACGTAATTAACTAGGCAAACGACAAATATGAGCAAAACCAGTGATTGGAATATTGTTGCAACAGAAGGCGCCACGGTAGACGGTCGTCAGATTAGCGCAGCGCAAATTAAAGAGATGGGTGAGTCTTATTCGCCTAAACTTTATGCCGCATTAATTTGGCCTGAACATTCTCGCTCTCATTGGAACGTATTCGAAGGTAATAACTGGGGTGAAGTGCCAGAAGTTAAAGCTGAAAAACGAGCAGGTAAATTACGCTTGCTTGCCAAAATTACGCCAAATGAACTCTTACTCTCCGCTAACAAAAAAGGTCAGAAGCTCTATACCTCTATCGAGTTGCATCCAGATTTCCAAGGAACGGGGCGAGCTTACCTGATTGGCCTAGCTGTGACTGACTCCCCAGCCTCAACGGGCACGACTCGCCTCAAGTTCTCTCGCAAAGTGGGTGAAACTCAAGAGATTGAAACCGATTCATTGGAGAAAATAGACCTTAGCGAGTTTTACTCTGTCAATCCGTTAGCACACGCATTTGCGACCATCGCAAGCTATTTCCAATCTGGTGGGGAACTGCCAGAAACACCAACTGAACAGCCAGAACCAGAGGAAACGGAAGTGACCGAAGAACAATTAAAAGCAGCACTGAAAGAACAGTTTTCTGCATTCAAAGGTGAGTTCAAGCAAGAACTGAAAGAAGAGTTCAACTTGCGAGACGAGCCAGAAACACCAGAGCCAGAAGAGAAAGGCGCAACCGTTGAGCAGTTCTCTGCCACTCTGGACGAAAAACTAAAACCGTTAATCGAGAAAGTGAACGGTCTCGAAAACCAATTCGCTGAACTTTCAAAAGAAGTTCCGGGTCAAGAACCAGATGGTTCTGGTGCTGACGATAAATTCTCAGCTAAGGAGATGTTTTAATGCTGAACGCAATTTCAACTCAATACCTGCAAGAGTTCTCTGCAACAATGTTGACAAGTGCAGGCGCGTCAGCAGGTCAAACCATGTTTAACCTTACGCCGCCAATGGAAACTAAGCTGCGCCAGGCAATTATGCAGTCAGATGCCTTCTTGGGCATGATCGCGATGCTGCCTGTACAGCAAATCAAAGGTCAGGTTGTTGATGTTGGTAACGATGGTCTATCAACAGGCCGCGGCAACAATGAGCGCTTTAGCGTAGAAGTTGGCCAAAGTGGTAATACCTACGAGTTGGTTAAAACTGACTCTGGTGCGCACATTCTTTGGGAAACCATGACTCAATGGGCGAACTCAGGTTCTAAAAATGAATGGTTGAAGATGATGCAAAATGCCATCTCGCGCCGTTTTGCTCTCGATATTCTACGTGTTGGTTTCAATGGTACATCGGCTGCAACGGTAACAGACCCAGTCGCAAGTCCACTTGGTCAGGATGTCAACAAAGGTTGGCTGACTATCGCGAAAGAGAAGAAAGCGAGCCAAGTCCTTGCTTCTGCCCAACTCGACCCAACAGGCGCAACCGCGGATTCATACAAAAACCTAGATTCGTTGGTTCAAGACCTGATCAATACCACGATTGCGCCAGAGCACCGCCAAGACCCTGATCTTGTGGTTCTCGTCGGTTCAAACTTGGTCGCAGCAGAGCAGCACCGTTTACTGGAAGCGGCAAATACACCAACTGAGCACAAAGCAGCTCAACAACTGGCAAAAACCATTGCAGGTAAGAAAGCCTATCAAGCGCCGTTCTTCCCAGCCGATCAGGTTTGGGTAACCAATACCAAAAACCTGCAAGTACTCACGCAGGAAGGCACGCAGTGGCGCAAGCAAAAGAACGATGAAGATACGCTTCGCTTCAAACAAAACCATATCCGTATGGAAGGTTACGCCATCGGCAACCTGAACAAGTTCGCTGCGATTGAAGCGGTGACCGTTGTTGAACCAGCGGTATAGGTGGGGTGATTTATGGTTAGCCCATTAGCAAAACAGCGTCGAAAGCTCATTGAACAGCAAGCTAACCAGTCTGCACCGGAAGTCGTTTCCGGTGCAGATACCGACAGCCTGCACATCAAGCTGATTGAGTTTGAAGAAGACCGCAAGTATTTGCGTTCATTAAATGCCATCGCTGATCGAATTAAGCACAAGCGTGAAGTGCTGGTACCGAAGTACAAGCCGTATGTTCAAGCCTACTTAGAAAGTGGCGAAGCGTTCGAAAACCCAATTTTTACCAACATGGTGGTTTGGCTATTCGACATTAAAGAGCTGGATGCCGCGATTGAGTGGTGCATGAAAGCCATTGAGCTAGATTTGCCTACGCCAGAAAACTTCCGTCGTGACTGGCCGACGTTCTGTGCTGACGAAGTGTTGGCATGGGCGGAGAAAGAATCGGAACGTGGTCATTCCATCGAGCCTTATTTCTCCCAGGTATTCGAAAAGGTCGAGAAAGACTGGCGCTTGCACGAGAAGGTTCACGCCAAGTGGTACAAGTTCGCAGGTTTATACCTGATTCGAAATGAAGAAGGTCAGCCGCAAGCCACGGCAGTCGGCAATGTGGAAACGTTAGAAAAAGCTTTGGCTCTGCTTCAACACGCGCACGATAAGAACAGCAAAGTGGGTGTTGGCACCCAAATCAAGAAGATTGAAGCCCGTATTCGCGCCATTAACGAAGGCAAGAACCTGTAAAGACTCCTACGCCACCGCGCCTCGGCTGGTGAGGTAAGAGAAGCCAAACGGCTAACTCGATACCGTCGCCCCAGTGGCTTAGAGGCGCACTAATTTAGTAAAGCAAGGAACCGTTATGAGCTTTGGCGGAAATGTTAACAGCGCAGTCGATATCGCCATACCAGGTGAAGGATGGCCGGATTTATCCACGTATGAATTCCGCAGTTTACGCCGTGTTCCCCATACGTTTGATAACGATTCTTTGAACTATGCGGTGACCATCGCCGCGCTAAATATTCAGGAACGATTAGAAAGCCTGCTCGTAGATGGTGAAAAGCCAGTGCTGAGCAACCCGAAAATCATGCTCTACAAACGTGCGGTTTATGGTCGGGCTCACGCCGAGCTGATGAAAGAGTTTGCGACCCAAGACCGCCGAAAAGAAGGCGAAAGCGTGGCAACGGATGAACCGGAACAAGAGGCACGTTTTCTCGCCCAGAGTAACAAAGATGTGCGTGCGCTCCTTGGCCGCAGTGCGAATGGGATTGACTCGATATGAGCGAAACCACTTACAACAAAACCAAGCTGGAACACCTGACGGATTACATCATCAGTCACCTGAATTCCAATGTGCTCGATAACAAAATCGATGCCTGGCAGGAAAACGGCTCTATCGTGCCAAACGGTGAAGACCGAGGGAACGGCGGTTATATCGCTTGTCACTGGAAGTACAACGCTGTGATCAGTATTGAAGAGTTTCCACACCGACTTCTCGACCCTCGCTGCTTACTTGCTCTGGTTGCTTGTTGGCTGAGCGATTACGACACCACGCGTAATGAAGATGAGTTAGGCGACCCAGACCTTTCGGTTGATGTGATCAGCAGTGAAGTAGCTGACGTTGCCATTGAATTGGAAATGATGGAGCCGATTGAGCTGATCCCTGACCCTACGGGAATGATCACTTGGCGAGGGGAAACCTACCGAGTGCAGGCCGTTGAAATCTACACCGCAGAAGAAGCGGAGTTGGTGAATGAAGCCGCAAATTAAGGTCAATGAGCGCGATGTGCTCAACATGCAGGAAAAGCTGGCCATGCTGGCTCTGCCACCTAAAAAGCGAGTCTGGATACTGAAAACCCTTGGCCGTTGGGAAACGACCAATACCAGAAAGCGCATTCGCTCCCAAAAAGACGTTAACGGACGCGCTCTGCAACCAAAGAAAGGAAAGAGGAAAGGCAAGGTTTTAAAGCGGATGGCAAAGGCTTAACGCCTTATGTGAGAAACGCCAACCAGCTTGATTTGACTTGGAGTAACAAGTTAACCGCAAAAATCGCAGCAAGGCACCACCTTGGTCAAAAGCAAAAAATGACCAAGCGCCAAATGCAAAAGCGATGGGGCAAACCGGATTACTCAGCACCTTGTACCAAGGGGCAAGCGAGAAAGCTAAGAGAACTGGGTTACACGGTACCGAGAAAAAGCGGCAAAGGACGAAAGAAAGCCAGCTTACGTGAGTTGATGGCAACTATCACTCATGGACAAGCAGGACAGCTTATTCGAGAACTCTCTAATCAGCCAAATATCACCAGTTGGGATATTCCATTAGCAGAGCGTCAGATTCTCGGTAGTAAAGAACGTGAAGTGAACCGCCAGCTCATCAAGATATTTGAGCAGGCAAAACAGAGGAAATAACCAATGGCAACCGGAAAGGTAGAGGTTAACAATCTCAATTTGGCACAAGGCGGTATCCCTGAGATAGAGCGTCACGTGCTTTTCATCGGGCGTACTGACAAGGCAGAACTGCAAGGCAAAGTGACCCGCATTAATAACATGACCAACCTTGACGAAGTTGTTGCCGATGATGCGCTTGGTCTGAACGTGAAAGCCGCCCAACTTAACGGCAAACAAAACTGGACGGGTGCGATTGTCGGCTTAGGTGCAGATGATACGTGGCAAGACGCTGTTGATCTGGCGAACCGGACTGACTCATTCGAAGGCATTGCCATTTGTGACCCAGTCACGGTCAAAACTCAGTTTGATGACATGCAGTCGAAAGCAACCGAGCTGACTAGCAAACTTGGCCGTTGGGTGTTCTTCCTCGCCGCTTGTGCGGGCATTGACTCAGCCCCTGATACAGGCCAAACGTGGGCAGAGTACGACACCGCCATGCTTGACCTGGTGAAAGATGTTTCTGCAAACCTCGTGACGCCCGTTCCTCAGCTTAACGGTAATAACGTGGGGGTACTTGCTGGTCGTTTATGTGATCGAAACGTCACGGTAGCAGACAGCCCAATGCGTGTCGCAACAGGCTCAGTATTGAGTTTGGGTGACATGCCAACGGACAGCGCAGGCAAAGCATTAGAGATGAGCACCATCGCAACGCTAGCCGACGCACGTTACTCACTGCCGCAATGGTACGCCGATTTAGAAGGGGTGTACTGGTCGGACGCAACCACATTGGAAGCCAAAGGCGGCGATTATCAGTACCTCGAATACGTTCGCCCGGTGCACAAGCTTAACCGCCGTGTGCGTATCAAAGCGATTCGACGTATTGCCAACCGCATTCTTAACTCAACGCCTGCAAGCATTGAGCTGAACCGCACTTACTTTCGCAAAGATATGCGTGATATGTCGAAAACGACAGAAGTTGGCGGCATTACCTTCCCTGGTGAAATCATGCCGCCAGAAGATGGTGACGTCACCATTCAGTGGGTAACCAAAACCAAAGTGTCGATCGGTTTGATGGTTCGCCCTCATAACTGCCCGAAACACATCGTGGTCAACATCGCGCTTGATCTTACTAACCCTACAGATTTGGAGGCGTAATCCATGAGAATTTCTGGCAAGAACATGCATTTCTCCTTAGGTGACTACAAGCTCAAAGCACAAAAAGTCACGTTATCGATTACCGATAATTCCGCCATCAATAAAACCTCGGGTGTGCCAGATGGTTACGTCGACGGCGATGTTGAGGCTAGTGGTGAAATGGAGCTGACCACGCAGCAATTTAACCTGCTAGGCAAAGCTGCGAAACAAGCCGGCTCTTGGCGAGGAATGCCTGATTTTGACGCGCTGTTCTACGGCAAGATTGATAAAGATGAGCTCAAAATTGAAGCCTTCGGATGTCGTATCAAAATCTCTGACCTACTTGATGCCGATTCGAATGGCGGTAGTGCATTGGTTCACAAGCTGTCGTTCGAGGTGACAAGCCCAGACTTTGTCAGCATCAACGGTGTGCCGTACCTGCGATCGGATGAAACCGAAGATTTGGTTCAGTAGATTTTTACTCAATAAACAGGAGGCGTGATGGCAGATGTTATCGACCATGCCTGCGGTCTTGAAACCCAATTCACAGAAGTGGCGCTTGCCAACCAACTGGCAAGGGCTAAGCGAATTGAAGAACGGGAAAGCGCACATGAATGCGGCGAATGTGGCGACCCAATCCCAGAAGAACGCCGCCAAAAAGTACCAGGTTGCATCTACTGCACCCAGTGTCAAAGCGAATTGGAGCGAATGACCCGATGAATTTAGCAAAGCTCTTTGTTGAGAAAATCATGAAGCCAGTCCTTGACCACTTAGACATGGCATCCGGTGGTAAAGGCACAATGAACACTCAGCGGCCATTAATCTGATCCTGATGATTATTGCCCATGAGTCTGGAAAGTTTACTTACTCAAAACAAGTGCGTGGGCCTGCATTGGGCTTTACCCAAATGGAGCCAGCCACCTTCAACTGGCTTGTCGAGTGGTTAGGTAACAGCCGCCCTCACTTGTTGGATGCATTGTCGATGTTTTGCCCCGTTGAGCACTTAGACCCGCGTTACATGGTGATTTCACCCGAGTTCGCAGTGGCCACCGCACGACTCAATTTAATTCGGTTCCCGGAAGCCTTGCCTGAAGCCGATGACCTAGAAGGCTTAGCTCGGTACGCGAAGAAGTACTGGAACACGAGCGCAGGGAAAGCAACCGCAGAAGATTACCTGCAAGCATATCAATCGCTAATCGGAGAAGCAGCATGAGTTTCATAACTGGAATCGTTGGCAAAACATTGTTGGAAGTACTGAAAGGTCTGTTCTTTCAAATCAGTTGGTCAATCATCCTTGAACGCTTCGCCACACGTCTTGTGGTATGGGGCTTGGAAACCTTGAAAGGCCTGAGCACAAACGATGTTCTGCAAGAAACCGTGGATGACATCATCAACGCTTTACAAGGCAAACGCTTGAAAGAAGTGCCACTGAAGGAATAGCGATGGATTCATCATGGATATCGGCGATTGTGGCAACGATAGCGCTGCTTATCGCCATCATCAATGTGGTTTTCGGCAGAACGGATAAAGGGCAGAACACCGCCCGAGATCATGATCGTCGTATCCATGCCAATGAGCTAGCCACTGAGCGACTGCGTGGTGATGTCGCTGAAAAGTACGCCACTAAGCACGAACTACGGGAAGCCGTAGATGATTTGAAAGATTCAATTAACGGACGGTTCGACCGTTTGGAAACCAAGCTAGATAAAGAGAGAGATGTAGCATGAGCAAGCAAATTGTATTAACGGTCGGTGATGCAGATATCACGTTCGTCCCAACAGAAGCGGATTACAACGACTACATGAACGCGTTGGCACAGGGGGAAATCGTGAACTCTGCGCATAACTTTCTGATGAACACCGTTACAGAAGAAAGCAAAGAAGTATTCCGTGAGCTGACGAACGAGAACCCAGGTGCAGCGATTCAGGTTGTGGGTGAAGTTCTCAAGGAATACACGCCGAAGCTGCAAATCAAAGTAAAAAAATAGATGCCCTTGTTCGGGCTATGGACTCCAACGAGCTCGAACAAATGCTTACCTGGCGCCGTAAGTGGTTGCCGGGTGAGACAGACAGCGAAGAGAACCTTGCAAGGGCAATTTGGTTAGAGCGTCAGTATTGGGAAAACATGCAAGCTGCCACCGCCAATGGGGTTGCCAGGGCGTTTAGCTGATAAGGAACACGATGTTACCAGAAGCACTCAGATTTCAAGTTGGATTGATTGACCAGATTTCTAAACCTCTGGGCAATATTCAACGCAATTTGAATGATGTCACCAATACCTACCGTCAGGGTACTCATACCATGATGGCTGGCGCGGCAGGCATGGTGGGTGCTGGCTTTGCATTGCAACAAGCTTGATGCCAGCAATTGAGATGGACAGGGCATTAGGTGAAGTGAAATCACTTGGTGTTGCCGATGACCAACTAAAAACCCTTACCCAAACCGCAATGAAGTTTTCGGTTGAATATGGTAAGTCGGCCACTGAATTTGTGGCGGCTTCGTATGATATCAAATCTGCTATGGGAGATATGACAGGTGATGAACTGGCGGGTGTCACAAGAAGCTCGGCTATTTTAGCCGCTGCGACTAAAGCAGATACAGCCACCATTACCAACTACATGGGCACCATGTACTCGGTTTTTAAAGACCAAGCCGATCGGATTGGTAAAGACAACTGGGCTGAACAAGTTGCAGGTATGACCGCAAAATCTGTCGAGAGGTTCAAAACCACGGGTCAAGGCATGTCGGATGCGTTTAAAGGTGTTGGCGCATTAGGTAAAACTCACGGCGTAGCCATTCAAGAGCAAATGGCCGTGCTTGGCCTACTACAAGGCTCTATGACTGGTAGTGAAGCGGGGACTCGTTACAAAGCTTTTATGAACGGTGTTGTCAAAGCACAAGACAAGCTTGGTATGTCGTTTACCGACAGCAACGGAAAAATGCTGCCCATGTTCGACATTATGTCGAAACTACGCAACCAATTCGGTGATTTAGATTCACTGGAAATTGATCAGATTAAGCAAGCTTTCGGCTCGGATGAAGCCGTGCTGCTTATCACCGACTTGATAGGCAAAACGAATGAGCTGCAATCCAGCGTCAAAGACCTAAATGATGCTAGTAACTTAAATACGGCAATTAACATGGCCGGAGCGATGACCGACCAATGGGAACGACTCGAACAAGGCGTGTTTGCAGTTCGCACTGCTTTTGGTGCCGCGTTGTTGCCTTCTCTCTTACCTGTGATTTCAAGCTTGGCTGATGGTGCGATAGAAATCATCGAATGGACAGAGATATTCCCGAACCTGACCAAGTACATTGGTTTTGCTGCCATGGCGATTTTAGGTGCAGCAGCAGCAGGTGGTGTTTTTACCTTAATGATGGGTGTCGGTAAACAAGTCATGGCGACTTATATGCTCACGATGAAGATGTTTACAGGGGGGAACTTTTTACTAACCAAAGGAATGGCAGCGCTTCGCGTTGCAATGCTAGCGGTAAACATCGCAATGATGGCGAACCCAATAGGATTCATTACTGGTGCTGTCGTTGCCGCAATCGCCGCAGTGGGTGCGCTGATCTTCTACTGGGATGATCTGAAAGCCTCGTTGGGTGACACAACCTGGTTCCAAGTACTAGAAGGGGCAATCACTTTAATCACACTTCCATTCAGAGCCATGTTTGAGTTCATCAAGGCAGGTTGGCAATGGGTCATGAGCGGCTTTACCGACACTAGTGGATTTGCCTTTATCGGTGATATGGCCAACTCAATTAAGGAAGTTTTTTCCGGAGTGTTCAATTGGATTACCCAGAGCCTAGCGGGAATTTGGGATTCCGTGAAAGGACTCATTGATTGGATACCGGGCTTCGGTAGTGATGATGAAGCTACTCAAGTGAAATCTAAGTCCGTTCAAAGTGCTACGCCTCGAGCACAAATTCAACCTGGGGGCGCAGCCAAGAACATTGCCAGCTATCAAACCAGTTCGACGAACTACGGTGGTGTGGCGATTTATCCAACCTACATGAACAGCCCGCAAGACATGGCGAGTGAAATAGAAATGGCGGCAGGCTAATGGCGGATTACAAATACCAGGACATTTTGATTGAGAACGGGGATGTGGTGCTCGATGCAGGCCGCAACCCAATCTTGATTCAAGACCGTGCGGTTATTGCACAAGACATCAAACACGCCATCATCGAGAGCAATTTAGCGGTGGATTTAATCGCTGAGCGAAGCCCATCAAAGAAAGCCGATATCCGCACCAGGCTGGAACTGCTTGTTGAAGAAGACGTTCGATTGGTACCAGGTACCGTGCGTTTGGATGAACCGACCGAGGGCACGATTTACGTATTTGCCGACACCATGGACTTTGGCGAGTTGCAATTAGAGATAGTGAATAACGGAGAGCGTTAATGACTGATATCCCTAAACCAGACTATTCCGAACTGGTGAAGCAATCGGGTATCCCAACCGATGAAGCAGGGTGGAAGAAAGTACTCAAAGAGGAGATGGACAAAGAAGGTTCCATCATCTCAAACGACTCGCCGTTTTCTCCATTTTGGCGTCTTATTGAAGCCACGGTAGTGAAAGTCACGATGTGGCTCATCAATACCTTATTGGTTGGCTATGTCTTGCCGAACATGTTTGTCGCGACCGCTGTTGACCAATGGCTCGACTTGTTGGCGTGGCAATGCAAAATCACCCGCAAAGGCGCAACCAAAGCCAAAGGCATGATCGCCTTTCAACGTTCTGCGTCTATAGGCCCTGCGTTGGTGATCCCCAAAGATACATGGGTTCAAACTGAACCGATTAACGGCACGATTTACCGAGTGAAGGTGCTTGCTGATACCACGATGCCAGAAAACGACACTATGGTAATGGCAGAAGTGGAGGCGGAGAACGAGGGCGCGGCTTACAACCTAGGTGAAGGGTATTACCACATTTTGCCAACAGCCATTCCGGGCATTGGCGCAGTGACCAACCCTGCCGAATGGTTGAATGAAGCAGGGGCAGACAAAGAGAGTAATGACGAACTCCGTCTACGTATACGTAACCAATGGAGCGCAGTAGCAAGATGGCACATTGATGCGGCCTACCGTTCGCTGCTCACCAGTCGCGCAGGTATCAACGACGACAATGTCTATTTTGAGCATAACGCCCCGCGTGGACCAGGTACCGCAAACGCGTTCATTCTTTTAGATACGGGGGAACCATCGGCAGAAATGTTAGCGGATTTGAATGAGTACATCCGTGTCGAAGGTCAGCACGGACATGGTGATGATCTGCAAGTCCTCGCCATGCCAGAAACGACTCACGATATTGTCTGCCGGGTTTGGCCACTTAGTTCATTAACGATGGAAGACCGAGACGCGTTAAAAATTAAAGTGGAGCAGTTTATTAGTGCGGCTTTCCGTGAGAACACCGATTACTCGCCAACAGTTACTAGTCCGGTTCTTCGATTCAGTTTCTCAAGATTAGGGCAAGAGCTGCATGAGCAGTTTTCAGAGATTGAATCGCTCGAATTCGATAACGCCGACATCATCAATAACTTGACGGTACCGCGCATTAATTCTCTGGGGGTGACCGTTGAAAATTCCTGAGATTAATCTGCGTTACTGGATGGGGCGTGGCGAACTGGCTAAGTTCGCACGAGCCATGCGTAACTACTGGGAACATGTGAGAGCGGCATTCGAAATGCCACTGCAGCAGCATGATCCGTTAACCGCGCCAATGGCACTGGTCAATATTCTTGCCTGGCAACGTGAAGTCGAACGCTTAGGGTAAGAGCCTGAAGCCTTGTTTCGCATCCGGGTGGCTCATGCCTACGGTTTTGCGCGTGATGCGGGTTCGATTGCTGGCTGGGAAGAGATGTTCACGAAGTTGGGCTATCCGCATATCACTCAAGATGAACGACTAGACAATGTCGACTGGGATGTCATTAGCTTAAAAATCAAAGATGGCGATCTAACCAACGTTCCAAAGCTGATAGATACAGTGATCAGACAGTACGGAAGAACATGTCGAAGATATCAATATACAACCTATTCAGATGCACACGTGGGTGTGAATAGTTTAAGCGCTAACGCGAGTTACTCAACATCGAAAGTGTCTGCGAATTTACATGTCAACATGATGCCTCAAGCACTCAGTATCAGCAGCGAATATTACCTAGCCAATGTGAGAGGGTGAAAACCTATGGTCAATAGTACACAAAAGTCAATTTTAACAAATGCTGGTAAAGCTCTATTGGCGAGGCTGAACGCAGATGAGCAAGCGCTAGTCATCGATAAAATGGTGTTTGCCAACATACCAAACCGCCAAGAGTTTCCGCAGCCGGAGGATGGTTTACCTTCAGAATATATTGTTTATCAAGAGCCTATTGAACAGCGCGGGCGTCTTTCTGAGCATGCCGTTATTTACAGCTCTACGTTACGCAGCAGTGTTGGCCCTTTTGAGTTTAACTGGACAGGCGCATACTGTTCGGAGCACGAAACACTTGTCACGATTGATCATCATACTCTTACTCCTAAGACGGTTGATGAGGCCGGAGTAGCGGGAAATACGCTAGTTCGTTCTTTAGTTTTAGAATACAAAGACGCGGCAGCCATTACCAATATTACGGTTGAGCCTGAGAGTTGGCAGTACAATGCTAGCAAACGGCTTGTAAAGATGGACCTTGATGTGGCCCAAAGTTTAATGGATCAAACGGCACGAGTTGGTTTATTGAAGAAGGTTTTTTGGTCACGAATGTTGATACTGGCAAGTTTAAGGTTGGCAGCGGTGTTGGTTATGTCAATGGGTTTCGCGTAAGCCTTGATTACGATAGAAGCCTTACGACGAGCCTTACTGCTGCTAATGTCTATATAGATTGTGTTCGTGATGGCCGTGCTACCGGTGAGCAATTCACCGAGTATAGTTTTGTCATTACGGAAGGCCTGTTGCAAGACTATGTCGATGACCAAAAACGTCAACACTATGTGTGTAAGCTCGCGGAAATTAAAAGCTCTACTCATACGGTTGATTTACGTCCAAAATCTAAATTGGAAGTGGGTACAGGTGAGTTTTATGCCATTGACGGAGTGCATGTTGAAAAAGCTCAAGGCGTATCCTTTGATTTGTCGGTCGACAACAGAGATACGATTTATTCCCTCAAGCAAAGACTGTATGTACCACTAGGTGTGAAGATTCGCTGTAACTTTTTGCCTGATGATGATGTAAGGCAGATCTATGGTGAAGGAGAAATTCTGACCCGAGATATATGGGGGAATGAGCATAAGTTTGATTTGTACAGAGCCACCCATGGCCCTCGTTTTACGCCAAGCAATCGGCTTAATATGGGCATGCGCCTTGGAACAAATATTACGGTTGGCGTAATAGGAGATTCTATCACTGATGGTGCAGATGCATCTGGTTGGAGTGCGAATCCAATTGATGGTAGCGGCAACTTGCGCTCATCAAATTACGACCACAACAAAAATGGTGGAGTGGGTTCATGGTTTCGAATTTTCATCGATAACTTAAATACGATTAGTGCCCAAAATGCAGTGCTTGGGTTTAACGCATCGTCATCGGGTAAAAAACTGATGGATGGTTGGTCTTATCGAAACTTTGACTATGGCTTTTTCCAGAATCACGCCTATCAGAACCGCGCGCCAGACGTACTTTTTGTAGCAATGGGTGTGAATGACAACGGCATGATTGCTGATAACGATGACTTTGATACGTACTGGGAACAGTTCGATAAGTTAATCCGTAAAGCGTGGGGCTACGGCACAACCGTTGGCTTTGTGAGTGTCACCAACACCATAAAATCATGGAGCTACTTGGAAGGCGCTATCAAAAGAAGTCTTGACCAGCAATATCGCACCGTCGAAGTTTTCGATTTAGCGAAGTACTTAGAAAAGTTTAGAACGAGTGGTTTTGAAACTTCATTCGACCTTTGGTACGACGTCAGTAATGTCTACGACATAACCCATCCTAATGATGTAGGTCATCGATTCCTTGGTGGTGCCATGACTAAAGAAGTTCTCGGTAGCCAAATTGCCAGTGTCCAGGACGGTGTGAACATTATCCCTCAAACCAACAACGATACGCTGGTTCGAGGATATCCTTCGGGTAATGACTATGATCCCGTCCTGGAGAATGTCAGCGGTGGTTATCTAGATGAATTCAAAGGTCTGTCGTATGTAGCTCCCAATGAAAATGTGTCTTGTTGGTATTTTCTATGGTGTGAAGACGATGATCTGTCGTTAGTGTGTATGGAGCCAAAAGCGAACACCTACAATGGGAGTGGTAGGGCTCACTCTTTGAAAGTGATGCTAAATGATTTTCAAAGTGATGAAACCACTTATACCGTGGCGTCCACAGGGTTAAATAGTATTTCAAGCTACATGACAACTAAAATATCGAAGCTTGGTTACGGGCTAAACCTTGTCCGAGTGATTTATGACGGACAACCTTCGAAAGTTTACCTTCCAATTATGATGATACGCAAAAATGAGTCTTTGGCCGTGATACCAACTGTTCGTCGTCGTTTCTCTAGTACATTGAAACCGATTTCTTTATTTGGTAGTCAGCGTGATTTTTTAAATCGTCGGTTCCAACCTACAGATGCTAGAGATGAGCTGCCAGATGCTGTTGATGGAAAAACATATCCAGTAGCAGGATATGTGAAAGTTCAAACTCCGAATAAGTGTGGTGTTGCGGTGTTTGCAAAAGAGCAAACAAACGAGGGCCTAAAAGTCATTCGAAAAGACTCAGCAACGATTTCTCTTAAACGTCTTAACGATACATTAATAGAAGATATTGCGCTGAATGTGAGTAATGAATGGGCAGTTCAGTGGACAGCACAACCAAACAAACAAGGTCAAATAACCGTTGTTGGCACGGATGGAACAAGTATTACGCGAACGATTGATGACTTGTCTGGAGGGGCATGCTTGTTCGTAAACGAATCCACGACACAAGAGACTTGCATTGTATTTGGCGGTGCATTGCAAATTGACTAAGGTGTAGATGTTTATGTTATCTCTTAACGGCATCCCAATCTCACTTAAGAGTCTGCGTATTAGTGTACGCCAACAGCTAGCCGGACAAGATATGTCCGGCCAGTCCTCGTCGACTGACCAAGCCGAAATGGGTAACAAAGGCAAAGTGTTGTCCGTAAGAGGCGTGATCCCATTTAGTAAGAGTGAAATCCTAAGCAACCTTTTCACTATGGCAGGCGGACAAGATAGCAATGCTCGCCAGATTTATCGCATCAGCAATAACACGGCCGCTGCGCTAAAGATTCGCCAGGTGAAGTTCCAAGGTACTATTCGAGCCGATGAACAAGAGAGCAACCGGCAATGGAACGTCGCTTTCGAGTTGGTCGAGCATCTGTCCGTTCCTGAGCGTGTTGAACAGCGACAGGAAGATAAGCCAGCAACTCAACAGCAGGTGCAAGGGGTAACCACTCCGGTTGAGGTGGGGCAAAGTGAAGACGTTCCGCCAGATACCAGCGTCGAGCTCACTGGCATCATGAAGTTTCTCAAATCACTAGACGAAATATTGTCTTAGGGAGGAGTGATGGAACCAAATCATAAGTTCGTTTGCCGAGCCTATCTTGGCAGTCAGAAGGTTAAAGCGAAAAAACACCGTATTCTCTTTGATGTGAACACGCCAGGTCGCTGCTCAATTTCCGTAGAAGGTGCCCCGAAGGTTAATACCATTATTGCGGTTGATATCGGGTGGGGTGACAGCATATCGCGGGTATTTCTTGGTTATATCGAACGGGTTCAAGCATCAGAAAAAGGGTGGTCAGAACTGTTTTGTCGTGAGTTGGCGGCATTATTGTTTAAGCCGCTTGATATCACGCTTCGTCATCCGACCTTGATGCAATTACTGAGCGATGTCACCAACAAAACTGGACTGCAGTTTGTCGTGCCGGAAGCGGCTTACAGTAAAACTTCCATCCCTTGCTTTTACAGTGATGGCAATGGTTACCGTGTAATAGACGAGCTGTCTCAAGCCTTCGGTATTGAAGACCTGTTTTGGCAACAGCAGGGCAACGGACAAATCTATGTGGGCAGTTGGGTAGACTCTTACTGGGCAGATAAGTCGGTGACCATTCCAGATAACCTGATGACGGGGCACACTACGGCTAAGTCAGTGAAAATACCTGCGAGCCCGAAGTTAAGACCGGGCGCCATCGTCAATGGCTTGCGTTTGGTGGGTGTTGATTTTCAAGGAACAGAGGTGAAGCTGACATGGACGTAAATGCAATAAAGCGGATCATCTTTCGTTTGTTTCCTGAGCTAACCGGACGTTGGCATTTGCCTCGTTGGGGTAAGGTGGTTGCGTTACCTGAGCTGCCGAAAGAGGGTGATATTTCTGACCGCTTTTATCCGCATTATGCGGTGGACGTTCAGCTGCTTGATGAAAAGGGCGTGGAGTTCAAAGACAAATCACCACTTCAGGCGGTACCACTACCAATACCAGGTGTTGGTGAATATGCAGGAAGACTTGAGCCGCCTGCGATCGGGAGTATTGTTGAAATAGGCTTTATGTTCGGCCAGCCGGATAAGCCTTTCATTCGTTGTGTGTTGCCATTGGGATTCAAGTTACCAGCGATTAAGCAAGGCGAGAGCCGGTACCAACAACGCCAAGGTGTTTACCAATTGGTAGATGAAGCGGGCAACTTCGAAAGCAAGACCGACAAAGACAACATCACTGAATGTTTAAACCAACGCATCAAAGTGTTGGAAGACAAACTAGAAGAAATCACAAACAACAAAACCACTACCGCCAAGAAAATCATAGAAGTCGCTGACCTCATTACCATGAATGGCGGCAAAGGTGTTGTACAAGGTGACTGCATTTGTGCTTACACAGGCAAACCTCACTCTGATTTGTCATCGACAGTTAAGGCAGGTAAATAACATGGCAATGAGTAAAGCTTCACTTAAACAGAAGTTGGAAACCGAACTCCAAGCACAAGGGTTCGTTCTTACAGGTGAATTCGCCATGGCAGGGAAGATGGCCGAAGCGATCGCCAATGCTGTGTATGACGAAATTACACAAAATGCCAAGGCAAACATATCGAGTGGCAGTTCTGCCGGAGAGCATCCAATAATCTAGAAACCGATTCTAGCCATACCAGGCGCCCACCAAGGCGCTTTTCTTTTGCCTCGAACATCACAGCAATTACGCGCCCGATGCGGCTAAACCACAAATAGGAGCATCCAGTGACGGAAGGCCACCTCTAGGTGACGGAATCCGCACTCCTCCTCCCCACCTGCGCGTTTTTCGAACTGGATTTTTCGCAATTCTAAAGTGTCGAAATATGCCTACCTGTATGGCACGCTCGGTATCAAGCAAAGCCTTAAGCATAGTGGGGTTCGAGAATCCAAAAGACCTCTCAGAATTGCTTCTATAGCCGATTGCGGAATTTCAAAAATTGAAAAAATTTCAGGAAATTGCGATTTTAATGATCAAAAAAAGATCTAGTGATCGCTGGTAAGTGATTGATAAATAATGGTTGTGCTGGATTCTGTCACCGTTTTGATGATCTGGTGATTAATTTTTACGATCTGTTGAGAACTCGTTCAAGTCTTAAGATACAAGGGCTGTGAGACTATTTCGTCTTAAAATAATTTTTTCAAAATTGAAAAAGGTCGCACTTGGTACGACCTCAATAAAGAATTTCACTACAACCTACACGTTAACTTCAATTTCATCACAATCGTCTGATTGTTTGACTTCGGTATCTCGATTGGGTGAATGGGCAATTTCTCGTTTATAGACAAAGTATCCTAATAGCTCTTTTTTCACTAAAAAATCATATAAATCAATAAAGTAATCAACTGCATTATCATTAAAAATCAGTTCGTCATTTTCAGTTTTAACCAACATAAAACACTCAGCAAATTCTCTATAGCGCTCATTGATAAAGGTGGGAGATGAAGTTGCAAATTTACCATTTAAATGTTCATACAACCTTTTAGCCGCAAAAGATTCATCAATAAACAGTTGGCTACCCAACAGTAATTGTTTTTCCGACATTGGGGTTTTGTTAGCTGTGCAACAATAAAAGTTAGATGCTAGTTTACGGATTTTTCTTTCTTTGCGTTTATCACTAATTATCATGGAAGAAGCTAAAACAAGAAGGGAAGTAATGAAAAACGCTGAGCCAAGTAACAGAAACCTTCCAACGTTTATCTTCCAGTTGTCAGAAAAAAGGCGCCCTAATATTGAACGTTCATCAGCAGAATTAGGGTTGTGAATGACTCTTACTCTGTCTACTCCTTCGATTACGCCAAATGCGATAATGTCTGGTGTCTCAGCTTTACTATGTAGGGCGATCAACTTAATTTCATAGTAATCACCAGAATTGATTATTACTTTTGGTAGAAGAATTTTATTTGGCGCTGTTTGTGACAGAGATATCTCGTCTTCGTTATACGAAGTATTTGAATGGTAACCTGAGGTTCTTCTGGAATAATACCTTTTGTTAATTCGAAACCAGCGAGTGCTTTATCGTCGTATGAGTTAACCCGAATGTTGTCATCACCATTATTGACGATTCTAAGTTTAATGACAGAAAGAGACTGGTCGTACTCGTTGAGGCTGTTACCTTTATATATAACGTCTAACTTACCTAGGCTCTCTTTGACATCGAGTACGTTAAAGTTAGATACAACCTCTATATCTAACTGTGGGGACGGTTTGTAGAATATGGTGAATACAATACCACCAACACCGATTAAAATACTCGCAACTATGCCTAATAAACCATATGGGAACTTATTTTCATGTTGACGTAGTTTTTCGATAGTGCCTGACATTTTAGACTCGCATGGGATAAAGAGAAAATTATACACTCAATGCACACCAATATAACCCATTGACACAAAACGGGCTATGACCTACGCTACAAACTCACTGGCAAAATCCAGTGTCGGGGGTAGGAGCCCGTTTTATACACCAAGGTACATACGTACCAGCTATTGGCTGGTTTTTTTGTATGTATGGCTTCGGCGCATCCAAACATAGTCATTTCGAATAGAAAATGTACTATTTGAATTATGGTGGGCTGGGCGGGGCAGCTTCGGCTGGCCGTTCTTGGTGACGGTACTCCTACACCCTGTTCAGTCCATCACCCAAAAGGTAGGAGTTTTGCGTGATGGTTTAAAACCGCTATCACCAAGGAGCTACCATGCCTAACCTAACAATCCTTCTAAAGAAGTTCGCATCCGTGATGGTTTCTATTCATTGAATGATTTGCACAAAGCAAGCGGTGGAGCGAAGAAACACCAACCTCACCAGTTTTGCGCAACGAGCAAACTAGAGAATTAGTCAATGAAATTAACCGTTGCTCAGATTTGAGCATCGCTGAAAGTCGATCCGCTAATTCGCGGATCGCTTATGAAACGTGCCGAGGTGGTAAGTTTCAAGGCACATGGGTTTGCAAAGAACTCGTTTACGCTTATGCGATGTGGATTAGTGCGAAATTCCACCTTCAGGTGATTCGCGCGTTTGACCAAGTGGTAAGTCAACAGCGCCAAGAACCTCAGTTGCTCGACTACAAACCAGACCGTAACACTCCAATCAGTGACCTAATTTATGAAATCGCTCAACTGCGTGGCGTAAGCACAGAGCAGGTTCGCATTCACTACAGCAACGTATTCAATTCTCAAGACTGGACGAAAGAAAACGAGTTCATTGCAGCTGCCGCACGAACAGTATTGCGGAGAGATATGCAGGCAGAGTTGGAAAACACGTCACCAGATATGCGCCACTTGTTAGCAATGGCAAAGCTCAAAGGTTTGCGTTTGGTGAATGAGTCGGACTATCAAAGTTTCCAAGCCAGACTTGAATCACAACAGCAAGATATTGAAAAGCTGATAGATGAGATGATGCGAGTGAGCCGAAATCACCGCTCGTTGAGTATCCACAGTTTGTGGAGTTAGCAGAATCACAGACACAAAAAAACCTAGGGTAGCTATCCCTAGGTTTTTTGTTTTTAGAGCATCGCAGGGTTAGCAGTCCTGTGATGGTTGCTCTACTCACATGTAGCAGCGACTTGCTTGACAGCGAAATGTAAGAGCCAAGAGTTAAGAAGCAGCTCCCTTAGAAAGGAGCAAACGATGGTTGAATTTTTAACTGTTATCATGCTGTGCCTAAAAATAGTTTTCTTTATGATCGCTATTTATAAAAAGCTTCGCAAATAACAGCCCATCGTAATGAAGGGAGTAGGTTAGCAACCTGCTCCCTTTTTTGATCGTGTGGACGTTTTGCCACAAAACAAAAATGGCGACATAAATTATGTCGCCATTTCATCGCCATTTAGGTCTTATCAAATATTTAATTATTTGATAAATAATGGTTTTTTATGCTTGTTCTTCTTACTTAGTGTAAGACTGAGCAATGTTATCGATACGCTCGTTAGCACGTGCTGCTTCTTCTTGAGCAGCCATTGCTGCGTCACCTGATTTTTGAACGTCAGATTGAAGAGATTGTACGTCTTGGCTTAGTTGGCTAACTTGGTTGCTTAGTTCATCTAGTTTAGCTGCGTTTGCTGTTGCTGCGTCATCAGATGAAGCACAACCTGCTAGTAGAAGTACTGAAGTTGCTGCAGCTGCGATCAACGTTTTGTTCATATAAGAACTCCTTGCTTATAGTGAAAGTCTCGCCCTATAACTCTTTTTTTATACAGTAGCGAGGTTAAATGTGGTTACATTTTATCAGTACATGATGTAGCAAAAGTCAAAAAAATCCAAGAATTTCATGGAGTACCTGACGTTAACTTTTACCTGAGCCTAACAAAAGTAATTACTCATCCTTTCGATTGCTCCCACAACAGTCCACATAGCAGGTATTTTTGCCACGTTCCTGATATCAATAATTTAGACGATATTGACACAAATGAAAGTTTCTACCCCTAAATAACTGCAATCGGCTTAGTTCTACGAAGTGAATTCGACACTTTTATGGGCGCGTTTTTTTTCGAATTCTAGCCAAGGTTTTCGCCAGTTACAGTCGACGTTTCTTCTTCACTGGGCTGCAAATGATGTTTTGTTTTCATCCGCGGGAATTAGTTTGTGTGATCTCTATCTATACTCCTATGATTTGCGGTATTATACCGAGCTTTATTTTTTTGCTGCGTTAGAGCGGAAACGACATTACAGAGCGCTCAGACGCTGACTGATTTATTGGAGAATACTTTGCAATTTAAAGATCTAGGCCTAGACAACCGATTGTTGAAGAACCTAAAACACTACGATTTTAAAAAACCGACTGACATTCAAAAACAGGCTATTCCTGTTGCGATTGCAGGCAAGGATTTATTGGCATCTTCGAAAACGGGTTCGGGTAAGACTTTGGCGTTTGTATTGCCAATGCTTCACAAGTCACTGAAGACAAAATCGTTTTCAGCGAAAGATCCTCGTGCTGTGATTCTGGCTCCAACGCGTGAGTTGGCTAAACAAGTGTATGGCGAACTCCGCTCTATGCTGGCTGGTCTATCTTACGATGCAGCGTTGATTCTTGGTGGTGAAAACTTTAACGATCAAGTAAAAGCACTGCGTCGTTACCCGAAATTCATCGTGGCGACACCAGGACGTTTGGCTGACCACCTAGAGCACCGCTCTCTGTACCTTGACGGTTTGGAAACGCTGATTCTTGATGAAGCAGACCGTATGTTGGACTTGGGCTTTGCGCCTGAGCTACGTCGTATCCATAACGCGGCGAAACACCGTCGTCGTCAAACGTTGATGTTCTCAGCAACGTTGGACCACGCAGAAGTGAACGATATTGCTTCTGAAATGCTCAATGCGCCAAAACGTATCGCAGTTGGCGTATCTAACGAAGAACACAAAGATATCACGCAAAAATTCTACTTGTGTGATCACCTTGATCACAAAGAAGCGATTCTGGAACGCGTACTTTCTGAAGCAGAATACCGTCAAGTGATCATCTTTACGGCAACGCGTGACGATACCGAACGTCTAACCGCGAAGCTGAACGAGAAAAAACTGAAGGCCGTTGCTCTGAGTGGTAACTTGAACCAGACGCAACGTAACACCATCATGAGCCAGTTTGAGCGTGCGGTGTTTAAGATTCTGGTAACGACTGATGTCGCTTCTCGTGGTTTGGATATTGCAACAGTGACTCACGTCATCAACTTCGATATGCCAAAGCATACAGAAGAATACGTGCACCGTGTTGGTCGTACTGGCCGTGCGGGTAACAAAGGTGATGCGATTTCTCTGGTTGGTCCAAAAGACTGGGATAGCTTCAAGCGTATCGAAACTTACCTACAGCAAGATCTTGCATTCTCAGTGTTTGAAGATTTGAAAGGTAAATTTAAAGGTCTGAAACCACCTAAGAAAGATTTCCGTAATAAGAAAGCGACGACGAAAAAAGCGCGTCCTCAAGCGAAGAAAGTGGCGAAGCAACCAGCTAAACGCGACAAGAGCTTCTACAAAAACGTATCGGTGGGTGATGACGTGTTCATCCCTAAGAAAAAGCCTGCGGCACCAAGCTCTGAAGAGTCATGATTGCCTCAGTTCTAAACTGATTCTGATGTTTACAAAATCCGAGTGTTCACACTCGGATTTTTTATGCCCGTCACTTAGCCAACCCTTGTCTTTTCTTACTAACCGTTTCTCCCAATGCTTATATTTGTCTGACTTCATATAAACAGCACAGATTGCTAATTTAGCAAGATGTTGATTGTGTTTACACTGGTTAAAGCAAACGTTTTTTCAAGCAGGTTAGATAAAAATATTATTTAATTATGAAAATGATAATTGATCTCATTTTTATTTAAGGGCAGAATACGCGGATTCCATTAATCCTATAAATGAATTCGCTCTCTATATGAAATTTACTCATGTTTTTTTAGGCTCATAGTTACCTCTGGTTTTGGCGCTACTGCCGCTGATGATTTTAACTGGCTGCGAGATGACGCTCGTAAAGATGAGCGAGTTCTTACCTACTTGACGCAGCAAAACCGCAAGACCGAACAGTATCAAAAAAGTTATCAGGCACTGACACAAGATCTGCTGGCACAGTGGGAAACCATGGTGGCAGACAAAGGCGAGCAGCCATGGTCGATTGTGAATGGACGAGAGTGGACGTTAACGCGTCGTGACGGTCGCTACGTGTTGTTATCACGTGCGAGTCAGCATGCACCAGAAAACGCGGTGTTTGATTTCGCTGAGCGACAATCGGCGCATCAATACTATCAACTTGGTCAGTGGCATGTGAGTGGCGATAAACTGCTTTTCACTGAGGATATCGACGGCAGCGAGCAATATCGAGCCGTGGTCGTTGATTTACTCTCAGGCCAATCTTCGGACTGGCAACACACGTCGATAGTGGTGCACTGTTATCACAAAATGGAAAATGGCGTACCTTGTAGCAAAGGACAAGCGTACCCAGCGACCTCATCAGATCCTACGTATTTCCACGGAGTCTTTGGCTAAAACAGTAGTATGGAATGAGTACAAATCAGATTGGTTACTCTCTTTTTATCGCGCGGCAGATAGTCGTTACGCCGTGCTGCAAAGCAACAACGAGTCAACAACAGAGCAGAAGCTTGTCGATCTAGAAACGGGCACCGTCACCGATTCATTGCGAGTGCCAGAAGTGGGCGTGGAATATTACGCAGATGTTGCTAAAGGGCATGTTTACCTCAACAGTAATCTTGAAGGAAAGTTCGCGCTTTACCAAGCCGAACTCACTCCGCTTAGCGCAACATGGCAACGCTTTACCAACTAGTGAGCCGCTTGAGCAGTTCTACCTTTATGATGCAGGAGTTGTGGCACTTAGTAAGCCAAACAATGTGTCGACGTTGACGGTGTATTCTTATCAAGGTCAGGAAAAAGTGATACTGCCATTGGAACACGATGGCAATGTCGCTTGGTTGAGCACGTTAGGCGATTTTGAATCAAACAAGATTCGTATCCGAAGCATGTCGATGACCACGCCTCCTCAATGGGAAGAGTTTGATGTAAAAACGCTGACTAAATCTTTGTACTCTCAAGATGCTTACCAAGATTTTGATAGCCAACATTATGTTTCAAAACGAATTTTCATTAAGCACGATGGTGTTTCTGTTCCCGTCTCTTTAGCGTATCGCAAAGACAAATTACACGCACAATCACCCGTGATGATTTATGGCTATGGCGCATACGGTTTTACGATGAAACCGTACTTTATGCCTCAAGTCATAAGCTTGCTCGACCAAGGCGTGATTTACGCTATCGCCCATGTTCGTGGCGGTGGGTACTTTGGCGATGAGTGGCATGAGCAAGGCCGTGGTGTGCGCAAAGCCAATTCTATTGGCGACTTTGTCGCAGCCGCTAAGACGATGAAAACGTTTGAACGCGGTAATAGAGAGGTTTTCGCCATTGGTTCTAGTGCTGGTGGCACGTTGGTCGCGGGAGCGGTTAATCGAGATCCTAAGTTGTTTTCAGGCGTCGTGCTTAAAGTGCCTTTTGTTGATGTGGTAGCCAGCATGTCGGATACATCACTTCCGCTGACCACGCAGCAGTATGGCGAATGGGGTAACCCAACCAAATCTGAACAACTGGCACTAATGAAGGCGTACGATCCAATTCTCAACATTCACAAAGACGCTTACCCACCGATGCTGGTTCAAGTCGGTTTGATCGACCAGCGCGTGCCTTACTGGGAAGGTGCCAAGTATCTCGCCAAGGTTTCTGAGCTAAGTGAGCACACCGGGCCTTACTTGTTACAGACCGATTTTAACTCGGGTCATCAAATGGACCCACGACAAGCGCAAGAACAACAAGCAAAAGAATACGCCTTTCTTTTATCACTGATTAATACATCTAAAGCGGAGCAGTAAATGAAGCTTACCCCAGTGTCAGCGGCAGTACTTTCGGTACTAGCTGCCAGCCAAGTGCACGCCAAATCTGACGTTTTCTCTATGGAAGAGGTTGTGGTGACGGCGAATCGGATTGAACAACCTGTGTCTGAAGTAGCAGGCAGCGTTGCGGTTGTCACCAGCGAAGAGATTGAACAAAAGGGCGAAACAGAGCTTTATGATGCGCTGCGTCACGAGCCTGGGGTAAGTGTGTCAGGTGGCGCTGGTCGTCCACAAAACATCACGATTCGGGGCATGACGGGTAACCGTATTATGATCATTCGTGACGGCATTCGCTCTGCAGACGGTTTTGGGGCGAATGACAACAATGACAAAGTGGGCCGCGACACGTTCGATCTATCTAATCTTGAATCATTAGAAGTAGTGAAAGGGGCAAGCTCCTCAGTCTTGGGCTCTGGTGCCATTGGTGGTGCTGTGATCCTAAAATCCAAACAGCCGGGCGAGTTTTTAGAAGATCGTGACTTTTATGTTGACGCCACGGGCACTTATACGGGGATCAGCAATAAATACAAAGGCGCGAGCAATTTGGCATTTCGTTCTGGCGATACGGAAAGCTTGGTCAACGCGGCTTATTGGCAAGGTGAAGAGACGCGTAACTTCAGCCAAGATTTGTACAACCGCGATTTGGATGGTTACAGCGCGTCATACGCCATCAATCATTTCTTCAATGATGAAGTGATGATCAAAGCGCGTGCCGAACTCTATCGACAAGACCAACAACGTCTTGAAGGTTCGTCATCCATACAAAAAGATGGCAAGTGGCATATCGAAGACTTTGCAGAAGATGAATCGACAGAAGAATACAGTGCATATTTAGGTGCCGAGCTAACGCCGCTTGATCCAACATGGTTTGAAGAGTTGGATACTAAAGTTTATTGGCGTCATACCGAAGTGGTCACAGACACCAATCGCTTAATGAACTCTACCGACGCCAATGGTCTGCTGATCAAGCGCCGCGAACTTGAGCACAAAACATTTACCGATAGCACCGTCGGTTTGAGAGCGGATTTCAAACAGACGCTTCACGCCTCATCGGCTGAGCACAAGTTAGCGTATGGCGTTGAGATAGCATCGGATTACTACCAACGTGAAGATAATCAGAAAGTCCTCGATTGGGCGGGTTCCAACGCATCGCAAAAACAACCCTTTGCCGCTGCACGTGCATACAACATTGGGCTTTATTTCCGTGACATGATTGAGCTGGAGAAATGGACATTGACTGGCGGTTTGCGTTTCGATGCGCACCGACTTTCACCTGATGGCCAGAATGATATCGGTGGATATCCATTGAAAGATATCGACAGTTCTGAAATTTCACCAAGTTTGTCGATTTCTCGTGAAGTGTTCGAAAATAACCGCGTTTACCTCTCTTACGATCACGGCTATCGAGCGCCAGAATACGATAAGGCGTATGGCTTCGTA